GCCTGCCAGGATTCATCCGTCATCTCCGTGGAGCACCAGTGATGACTCGGTGGATCGTCTCCCGTGGCTGAACCTGCTGGCACAAAGGTGTTCTCTGCCTGCTCCTGCGTCTGATTGAAGGGAGACTGCAAAAGCAGTGCCCGCGCCGTGCTTAGATACGATGATTCGATGATGACAATCACTCGGTTCATGCAATGGAAGCCCCCCACTTGGTCAGAAAGTAATCCCGCAAAAGGTTGCGATCCGTCGTGTCCAGCACGCGATCAAAGAACATCAGTTCACCAATCATCAGCGGCGAGTAATTGCCGTCACCGCGTGCAAACAGGCGCATCATGTCATTGCCTCGGCTGTGGTTGCTCGCTGACCCGTTTTGGGTGGTGGCACCAATCCTAAAAACCAGACTGCTGGCATTCGCCGTGAGCAAGCAAACCCGGACATTGCCTGCTGCCACGGTAATCCCAACCAAAGAGGATCCAGGGTTTGCATTGACAGTGATCCCAGCCACACCATTCCCTCCGCTGACCTTCTCAATCATCTTGTAAGAGGAAGCCGAAGGATAGTCTGACACACTCCAGAAGGTGTCTTCACCCGTGTCTGCCGCCGTCTGCTTGAACACAAACATCGCAGACCATGCCGCCTGCGTGCCAAAGGCCGCCAGCGTCATGTTGTCATCCACGCCATCCGCTTCCACACTGGCCAGTGAATTAATGCCACTGCTTCGATACGTCGGCTTGTTGGCCGTGGTCGCCTGCACAAAGTGCCGTCCATTGCCTGACAAATCCGTGAACTGCGCCACCGCCGCGCCATCGCTCAGGCCGAGCTGCGTGGCATCCAGCCAGATCATGGGCGTCAGCGCCAGCGGCGTCCACACAGAACCACCATTGCCCGGCCCTGCCCCCATCAGGAGCAGAGACGAGCGGAGTGGTTCAGGTGGGCCGAGGTGCATGATTGAAAGGGCAGAGTTGAACGGGTGATCAGGTTATGGGGCTGCGGCTTCGACCTTGGCCACATCACCATCAGCATCCATGTAATAACCTTTCCAGGCCGTGGCACTGACGCAGGTCATGAACAACGTGGAGTTGGCCGGGATGGCGGACTCTGCTGCCGATCCGGTGCCGGCATTGATGGCGATGCTTGCCGGGGTGCTGCTGCGCAGTTCAAATCCGGTGGCTGGGCCATGGATGCAGATTTGATGACCCACCACAGGAACGGGAAGGATCAGGATCTTGTTGGCATCGTCGCTGGTCACCGTCACATGCGTGACACCGGCACTGATCGTGCCAGTCGTGGTGCCATCCGCCGTGACGGTGCGTGCTTGGACCACATTGCCATTCAAAGGATACGTTCCAGCCGGTGCATCAGGGAGCTGATACAGCACATCAGCGGTAGCATCAGCCGCCGTGACGGTGATTTCACTGGTGTCAGCCGTGCCTTCAAAGATCAGAGCATTGGTCGATCCACTCACCGAGTTCGCAATATCCGGTGCATTGGTGGCCAGCGTGGAAAGCATGACTCCATAAGTGCCGGCCGCAGCATCCGGCAGCTTGTAGCTCACATCGGCGGTGACATCGGCAATCGTCAGCGTGCCTTCGCTGGTGTCAGCAGTCGCGCCTTCAAACACAAGCCCATTGCTCACACCCCAGATGGAGTTGGCGGCATCGATCTTGTTCGTGGTCAGCGTGCTGCCGAAGATAGCCCAGGCCACCGCAAAGTTCGGGATGCTCACCGTCTGGTCAGCGGTCGGGTCCACCGGGGAAAGGGTGGTTTCATAGGCATCCGCAGTGGCGCCTTCCAGCACCAGACCATTGCTCACACCCCACACCGAGTTAGCGGCATCGACATTGTTGGTGCTCAGGCTGCTGACAAACACCGTGTTGCTGGTGGCAGGGAAGGCAAAGCTCGTGCTGTCGGTTCCGGTGAAGGTCAGCGTGTTGCTCGCCGTCAGGGTCTTGCCGTCCGCGATTGTCAGGGTGGAACCACTGGCCGGAGCGGTCAGGGTCACCTTGTTGATCGTGGTGGCCGCTGCCACGCCGAGTGTCGGAGTGACCAGGGTAGGGGAGGTGGCAAACACCGCCACACCACTGCCGGTTTCATTACTCAGCACACCAGAAAGCTGTGCCGACGTGCTGGCTGCAAACTGTGCCAGCGTGCCGCCCTGATAGGCCACCGTGCCGCCGGTGCCAAAGGCCACCGATGAGGCATCCGTGCCCGTGAAGGTCAGCGTGTTGGATACCGCCAGTGTCTTGGCATTGGTGATGGTCACGGTGCCGGTGCTGGTCGTGATGGTCAGGCCGTTGATGCTGGTCGCTGTGGCCACTCCGAGCACTGGCGTGGTCAGGGTAGGGGAGGTGGCAAACACCGCCAGCCCACTGCCTGTCTCATTGCTCAGGATACCCGCAAGCTGCGCGCTCGTGGTGCTGGCAAACTGGGACAGCGCCCCGGTGGCATAGGCCACGGTGCCGCCTGAACCAAACGCCACCGAACTGGAGTCCGTCCCGGTCAGGGTCAGTGAGTTGGAGACAGTCAGCGTCTTGGCCGCTGCCAGTGTCAGCACCCCGGTGCCGGTGGTGATGGTGTTGCCATTGATGCTGCTCGTGGTGATCGCCGCGCCGGACAGGGTGCCGCCCGTGATGGTCGGTGTCGTGATCGTCGGGGTGGTGATCGCCGGAGAGCCAACAAACAAGTTGGCAATGGTGATGTATTTATCGGTTCCACTGTCGTCAATCGGCAGCTTTTCAGTGCCAGCGGGGCTGGTTTTGGCGCTGCGCCCGGTCACGGTGGCAGCGTTGGTAAGGCACGCCACCAGAAGCAGCGCAAAGGTCAGTGTCAGTTTCAGTTTCATGTCGGGTTCAGGTGTGGTTGTTTGGGAAGGGAAGGGGATCAAAGCAGGTCGTAGGCTCCGTCCGGGATCTCGATGTATTGCACGATCACGCCGCAGTCAGAGCTGCTGCTCACGGTCACGTTCAGCGCCTCGTTCATCGCTTGAGTCTGGAACCAGCCGTGCTGGTTGAAAGGCAGCACCGCGCCGCCATTGGCCGCGTTGCTGAAGATGGGGCTGATCGCCGTGCTTGCTGATTTCAGCGTCACGGTGCCGGCCGTGGTGCCATGCACCATCACCAGCGTCAGCACGCGCAGCGTGGCATCCGTCACCGCCGGGATCAGCTCGGTGGTGGTGTTGGTCGTGGCATTGACAAAGGCGCGCTTCACCTGCACGGCAGCACCGCTTGGCAGGGTGATCTTGCCAGTCAGGATTTCAGAGACGGCCAGGTAATCGCCGTTCTCGGTGGTCACAAATTTCTTGCCGTGTGGCATCGTTCGGTTGGCTGAAGTAGGCATGTCAGGCGTTTAGTTGAGGTTGCATTTGCTGGTCTGAGAGCGCGCCAGCGGGCGCTTGTAAATTCTTCAAGTCCGGACTCACGCCGAACTGACGCCCGATGTCGGCGTTTTGGTTATACTGCTGCTCCTGAAATTGCAGGAACTGCATGTATTTGCTCATCTGCTCCTGCAGCAGCGGATCACTCATGAGCTTCTGCTGATTCACCGGAAGCTGTGCCCACTGCTGGATGACCTGCATCCGCAGTTCAGGGTTGCCCACCTGCTTGCTGATCGCGTCTGGAATGACAAGGATGCCGGCCACCATTTGCGCAATGAGTGCATTGGTTTCTTTGGTCGCCTGTTCGGTGGCGGCATCCATCGGCATGATGCCCGCGTTCAAAAGACGCGAGTCAATCCAACCGACAATCTCACGGAACCACACCGAAGTGTTTGCCTGGCCGCTGCGGTCAAAGCTCAGCGCCTTCAGCGCCAGCTCGATCTTCGCTTGAGCCAGTTCCAGGTCCGTCGCGCTGACATCGCAGCGGTAAGTCACATCCAGTTCACCTTCCAGATCCTCGGCGGTGATGATGGTGTTGATGCTCTGGCCGGCCACGCTGCCGATCCGCAGTTCATCCACATCATTTTGCACATTCAGGCACATCAGTTCCAGCATCTCCTTGTAAAAGGAGCAGGAGCGATTCAGCAGCCGCATCCGCCGCGCCCGTTTGGCGTCAGGATCCACGTTCGTGCCGCGCATGTAGAGCTGGTCCACGCGCTCGCGATTCATCTCCAGCGTTCGGATCACGCCACCACTGACTTCCGGCACCTCAAGGAAGCGCGGGCCGCCCGTGCCAGTCAGGAACCGGCTGGCCATCGCCATCCGCGCACCCGGGCGCAAGCCATCGCCGCCGCCATCCATGGACTCCAGCAAAGGTGGCGCCGCGCGCAACTGCGCCTGGCACAGCAGCGCATCAAAAGTCTGTTTCTCAGCCAACTGCGCGCTCAGCATCTCATGGCCGATTCCCTTGCTGCTCACCGCCAGATTGCGCTTGTTCTCACGGCGCACAAACAGCATCGGCATCCGGCCCGTGGCATACGGATCGCATTCATGGCAGGCATATCCTTCCAAGTGCCCGCTCACCACCGTGTGGTAAGGGCTCGGCAGGCCAAGGTCATCCACACCCCACTGCCACAGATGGGCGATCTGATACATGCCAGCATCACGCAGCGCCTGCACCTGAAGCTGCACACCCACATCCATGCCATTCAGCTCCCAGCCGGAATAGCTCACGCCGATCTGTGTCCAATCGACCACCAGGCCCGGATTGTTCAGCAGTTGCTCCGTCCATTCCTTGTCCCAGTCCTCACGCTCCGAGCGCATCAGCACCTCGGCACGGGTCAGCCATTCAAACTCCCAGAACCGTGTTTCACTCGGGCTCTGTGACACACCCGGGAACAGGCAGTCAATGCCCGGCACCAGCGCGCGTGGTTTCGGATGTCCAGGCACCGGGATGGCGGCAAAGTAAGCGGCCTCCTGCACCCGGTCCTTGCGGAACTGCTTGAGCACCTGCTTGGCTTCCTTCTCCGAAATCATCGGATCCACCGCCTGCACCACCGGGATCAGCATCAGTTCACTTTGCGAGTTTGCCAGCCCTTCTTCGGCTTGCAGCATCGCCAGTTCCTGCACCATCTCAGGCGTCACATTGCCACCGGCAGCCTGCGAGTCATTCCACAGCTTGTCCGCCAGTGTTTCGAGGATCTGATTGAAGCGCATGAACTTGCGCCCCTTGCGCCACTGCTTCTTCCATCCTTCACGCCAGACGCCGTATCCGGTTTCCTCCACCGTGTTCCACAGCAGCTCCAGCGCATTCACCCGGTCGGCCTCGGACAGGTCCAGTTCAAAATCCAGCACATGCCGCCAGGCTTGAGCCTGCCGGGCACCTGCATCATCCATCACATCGCGCGGCCGCACGATCTTCTCACCCATCCACCAGGCCATCATGCGGATGTCCACCGCTTCATTGCACATCTGGTCACAGATCCGGCTCTCCGTGTCCGGTGCTCCGGGCCATGGGAACACTTTCTTGCTGCCAATGAGTTCTTCCTCCTTGGTGCCTTCCATGTTCTTGGTCTTCCACCAGCAATGCCGGGTGCGGTGCGCCCGCTGCAAGTCCTCAAACAAGCCCAGCGTGTGCCAGCTTAAAATGTCCGCACGCAGCATGTCGCGCATCCTGCGGTGATCCGGTTTGCCGCGCACTTCCATGCGTGCTTCCAGTCCCTGTTCAGGTTCAGCGATCATCTCCAGGCACCTCCTGCGGCGATGGGTTTGCCGCTGCCACTTGGGCTGTCGCGGAAGGCGGCGATGTATTCACGCTCAAGGTCATCGAGCGCATCCTGATCACACTTGTCAGCAGATCCGTGGTTGCCCTTGCTCGTCCAGTATTTCGCCAGGGCGTAATAGCTCAGGTAATCGTTGAAATTCTTTGGGATCAGCTGCTCCTCCCAGTAGGTCGTGTTCGTCAGCAATACCGCCGGACTGGCCGTCACCGCAATCTTGGCCCGGTAACACTGTCCAGTGGTCGAGTCATAACGCACCGTGCCCACCGGGTAAGCGGTCGCCGCGATCCATGCCACACTGCTCAGCTCCGGCGCCCGTGGCACATACAGACCGAACACGCTCGTGATGTCACACTGCGGATAAATCCCGCTTGCATCGTGCATCCGCACCGGGACGCGATACGCTGGACTGTTGGCCGGCCGTGGATCTTCCGACCACAAACTGAACCATGGCCCGTAACTCACATCCGCCAGGGCAATCACGCCACTTGTCACCGTCAGTGTCGCGCTCTGCACCGTGAAAGGCCACACCCAGTCCTTGCCGCGTGGCCGGTCCCAGGCTTCCTTCAGCGCATTGGTGAACCAGATAGCCAGCGCCATCTTCTCGCCCGCCGTGAATGACTCCGCACCCGTGGTCGAGTCCAGCATGTCACGGTTCGCCGCCTGATTCTTCACCAGGTCATCATACGAAATGTGCAGCGCCGGATTCAACGCGCACCTCCCTTGGCCATGATGATCGCCGGGCCTGTGACAGGTCGCGGCATGATCTTTGTCACTGGCAGCGGTTTCGCCACCACCAGTTTCTCATACTTCGTGGCCGGCACAATAATGCTGTTCTCTGACTTGGCTTCTGTCGGGAAGAACTCAGGGTTCTCCCGCTTGAACCACTTGTAAAAATCACTGTCCGCCGCCCAGCATTCATAGCCGGTCGTCGTGTAAATGCCTGCGTGCTCGTCCTGTTCCTTGAACTTGGCCGCCCACGCGCTCATGACCTCATTCGGGATGCAGTGCGCCATGCGCAGACCGCCCAGATTGCGGTTTGCCCGCATTCCCCTGGCCATGATTTGTCCGATGTATGCCGCCGCAGCGCGCGACTTGCGCATCACGTCCTCCTGAAACTTCGTGCGGAACGTCACATGATGCTTGCGCAAGCCGTCCATCAGGACCGCATTGCCAGCATAAGTATCCATTGTTGAGTTCGACATAAGCTCAGAATCTTCCTAACCAACTGCCTTGAAGAACAGTCACCACCGCCGGGAGGGGAAAACATCGGAAAACCTCCCGGCGGCAGCGCTGTCAGGGATCACGCCGTGGCGCGTGAGGTGGCAATGAAGTGCGCCTGTGGGTTGAGCACCTGCGGCACATAGATCGCCAGCCATTGACCGCGTTGGTTCGCACCATCGCGGGGAAGTTCTTCATAGGTCGGGGCCATGGCGTAGCCGATCTCCAGCATCTCCATGTCCAGGCCGAGCATGTGGCAGGTGCTGTCAATCAGGTGGCTGGTGATCAGGTCGATCGGGCCAAAATCCGAATTGTAGCGCGTCACCGTGCTGGCGATTTCACCTTCGGTCTGGTTCCAGCGGCGCAGCGGGAAGTTGCTGCTCGTGGATCCGTTCTTGTCGGTGAAGGTGAAGCTGGCAAACTGAGACCGCATCGCCGGACGGCATACACCCATGAAGGAAGTGCTGTCAATCTTGCGCGTCTCAGCCACCGACTGCAAGGCAGCGCGGATGTCGCTTTCAGAGACATCACTGGCCGCAGCCTTGTTGTTGATGATACTTCCGGTTGGAGTGCGGAAGGTGCTGGATGGAGCCGTGTCGGTATCGGTGAAGATGCCGGTTGTGTTTGACAACCAGGTGGGAATGCCGCGGGTCACGCTGGCAGTCGAGTCAGCCACAGCCGGGACGGATTCCTGATCCTTCAGGGTGACCGCCTCGATGTCGCGATGGATCTCAATGCCCTTGTCCGTGCGGTTGTCCGCAAAGACCGTGCCAGCGCTGACTCCATACTGCTTGGCCATCAAGTTGGCTTCATCAGAAACCATCACGAAACGGCGGCTCTTGATGAAGCGCGATTTGAGCAATCCCTTGTTGGCAAGGTTGCTTTCAGCATCGCTGGATGTTGGGGCGGAACTTTCAATGACACCACTAGTTTTGGGTGTGTCGTAGGTCTTGACAACCCACTCCGGAGTCGATGAAAGTGGCTTCGGAGCCTTGCGCATCCGTGAAGTCACCGGGCACTGGGTGCCGATGAGGATCACAGGGTTTTTCTTCACGTCACGTTCGCGGAACGTGGTGGAACTGAAATCGGTGTCGAGAATCTTAGCCATAAAATTGAAAGGGTTTGGTTGATTGGGGTTGTTGTTGCGGCATCACGCCGCCCTGCCCAGGAATCCCGCATCTGACATCTCATCGAAGCCGATACGTTCTCCCTGTTTGAGCTTGGCTGTCACCACATCATGAGCGCTCACTCCGGCCCGTGACACGGGCAGGGAAGACACCTCTTTGCTGGTGGGTAGATCAGCCTTGGAAACCACCTTCTTCACCGGAGCCGTTGCCGCAGGTGCCGACTTCACAGGGGCCGCTTTCGCCGCCGCCTCCCGGATCGCTCGGCCTCGGATCGAGTCCGCAATGATCTGGTCAAAGTCTGCGCGTGTGCGCGGGTCGGACTGGTAGCAGTCCGTCAGGAGTTTATGATCTTCGTGCTTCGTGTCGAACAACGTCGGACGCTGCTTCTTCACTTCAGCCCGCACCGCCTCACGAGTCTTCAGCACCTTCCGCTGCGCATCCTGATTCTTCAGGACATTGAGCGCATAACGCTTTGATGCTTCAAGCTGTTCCTCAGCCGTTGCCGTGGCCGTGTCTTTGTAGTGGGCTGCCGCGTCCTCGGTGTTTTGCACCCAGTCCAGAAAGTCCACACACTTCGTCACTTCCGCCGCCAGAGCAGCCTCGTCAGCCAAATGAGCCAGAGGACCAGCCGGGGCCGTGGTATTCTTCTCCGCAGTTTCCTGCAAGCGAGTCTCCAGTCCCTTCAGTTCCTCATCCTTCGCCGCCAGTTCACCATCCTTGACCGCCAGCAGCTCACGCCGCTGCACCGCCAGTTCAAATGCCTTGGCAACACGTTTGGCCATCGGTTTGAAATCCGGATTGGACTCCAATGCCGCGACCACACTTTGCTCATATCGACCCAGTTTTGGTGTCTCTGCGTCCGCATCCGCATCCGGTTCAGCCTCAGCCTCACCTTCCGCTTCCTCAGTCGCCTCCTGCTCCTCCTCGTCCTCGGTCACCACCTCATCGGCAGTCGCCTCGTCCGTTTCTGGAGTCGTGGTTTCTCCTCCTACGTCCGGCACACCCACAAACGAAACACCCATCCCGGCCATCAGCTCGTCAATCAACGAATCCGAAGCTCCAGGTTGAGCCATCTTTGCAGGCACGGACAACGCATCACCCCTCGGAGAACTTCCGGAAGACGCGGCAGGCGTGGCAGACGCCTTTGTTGTTTGATCAGCCATGAACCCATCATGGCATCTCACAGAATTTTCCGAAATCCCCTGTTAGGCAACTCGGACTCAAACGGGTTTCACTCCGCACGCTTGCCGCCAAAGTAGGATCGCAGCACATCCCCCGCATCATCACCCCGGCACTGCATCATCAGCCGAGCCTCCGCCATGATCTGATTCACCTCCGCAGCCCGGCCGCAGCAGTGATCCCTGAAATTCGCCGGAGCCAGTGGATCCGCCTCATGCTCCATCCTGGCCGATGCCAGATGCAGCGCCAGCCAGTGCATCAGCACCGCCCTCTGACTCTCCGCCAGACCCGAGAAAAAGCCCTGCACCGTCTCCCAGCTCGGCCTTGCCCCCATCTCCGCCAGATTCACCACCACCAATGCCGGCCTCTTCACCGCCACCACCCTCTTCCGTCGTTTCGTCGTCGTCGTTTTCATAAAATGTAAATTAGTCCCTTTCGTCCTCTCCGTCCTATTGGCCCCTCTATTCCCCCGCCCCATTCAGTTCCACCACCAGCCGCACCACCTGCTCCACCGGATAGCGTGCCTGCATCGGCACCACCGACCGGTTCGCCCGCAGCTTCCCACAGTCTCGCAGCTTCTGTAAAAAGCTGTTCCCCGCTGGCAGATTCACCGCCCTGAGCAACTGCTTCACCTGCGGCAGCGTCATCGTGATCACCACTCCATGCCTGGACCGGATCAGCAAGCGCACCTCCCGCTCAAACGTCGCCAGTAGCGCACTCACTTCCTGCCTCCCTTCTTCACCGGTTCCGCTTTCATCTCAACCACCGCTGGCACCTCCCGCTTGAACACACTGGTCAGTGTCCCGCTCGGTGTCCGCACCACGTTCACCAGTTCCCAGCCGTTCTTGCCCAGCTCCAACCCCTCCCAGATCAGCGGCAGGTCCACCGTTTCACCCGCCACCTTTGGCCAGGGCGTGTCGGTTTGCAGATATTCAAATTGCGTCATGTCTGTTTCCTCGTTGTTGGTTAGAACCCGCCACCTCCATGCCACCCGCGCTTTCTCGCCTCCACATGTTCCGGTCCCGCAATGATGAGATACCTCAACACATCCACCGGATCCTTCATCGCCCCCTTGCCGCCATCCATCCCCGTCCAGTTCGCACAACAAAAGATGAGATTCCGGCAACCGTCAAGCACATACAAACTCGGCGCATGACCGTCAAAGCGATAGATCCCATGCTCAGTCAAAGTCACCTGCTCGGCGTCATAGTTCAGCCGGTCATTGATCATCATCACCCCTTCCCGAATCGTCGTTGATCCCGCCTCCGCGCCACTGTCACGGCCCGCGGCGCAGAACTGCAAATCATACTCCTCCATCGTCGCGATCAAAGTCAGCGCTTCTCCGTGCGTCTGTGTCTCCGTGTTCGCCGCGCGACTGTCCATGATCCGGCAGCCATCCAGCAGCGTGATGCGCTCCACGCCTTCCAGCTTGCCCAGCTCACGCTCCACCCGCTCGATCTCTTCAGCGTATTGCCGGAAGCCCATTCCCCAGTTCCGCTGCGCTGGGCCACGTTCCCCGTCCATCTTGCTCGCTGCCGCTTTCTTGCGTCCATCTGCATTCCCGCTGTCCTCCAGCACCGCCCACATGCCCGGATTGCCCACATTGCCGGCCACAATGAAATCATCCGGCTGCGGCCACTCACGCGCCACCCAGATGGACGGCTTGCCCAGCACATTCGGGCACACCTTCGCCCAGATCATGAACCAGTTTCGCCCATCACTGCACGGATCCACGATGTGATACCAGGTGCCCGCCTTCGGCAGCATCGTCACCGACCGCACATGCGCCTCACGTTTGAACATCGGCATCTGCACTCCCGCAATCCGCGTGGCCACGCCATACGCACGCCACAGCTTTTCATCCCGTGACCGCTTCGCCAGATCCCGTTTCTGCGCCTCCCAGTTTCCACCAAAAGGATTGTCATAAATGTGGAAGAAAATGACCATCGACCGCTCATTCTCATTCAGCATCACGCGCGGCACCTTCTCATAACCCGTCACCACGCCATCGCGCAGGATCGGCAGTAGCTCCGCCTCCACCTCCTCCAGCACCCGCGACTCCGCCGTCAGCATCGCCACCGTCCGCGTGTAACCATTCTTCGGCGTGAAACTGATCATGCACACCCCCTGAAACAGCTTCGCCAGAATCGGACGCAGATGCACATGCCACGCCTCCGTCAGTGCCGACTGCATCGCCGCCGGATCATGCATCAGCCGGCCAATGATCTCCCGTCGCACCGCCACCGCCGCCGCTAGTCGATCATGCAGCGCCTTGCTCTTCTCCGCTTTTGTCATCAGTCGGCGCATTGCCGCCCGCACCCAGTCCACCGGCACCATTTCATCCGCCCACACCATGTCCGGTCGCGGACCTTCCAGTGAGTTCACATCGCCGCCCCCGTAGAACTTGAAATTGCATCGACTCCCGTTCTCCAGGCCAAACGAATTGTCCGTGAACCCATTCACGCGATTGTAACTCAGCTTCGTCTGCGCCGTCTTCTTCAGCTTCCCCTTCTCGCTTTGCAGCTCCTGGGGCAGATGCTCATAGCAGATCCGCTGGGGCACCTCGCGTGAACTGTCCTCATCCAGCGAAAGCTGCCAGCACAGCCAGTCCTCATTCTCCACCATCACCATGTCGAATCGTTTGCCGCAGTAATACGACTTCCCGCCGCCATTGCCGCCCAGCACACCCAGAATGATCGGGTCACCCGGATTTGCCAGGCGCAGTTCCGCCAGCCTCCAGTCCGTCTCCCGCCAGATCCCCGGCTCAAAGCCATGCCGATACGGATCCACCCGTTCCTCACGGATCATCTGCTCTCGAGCCGCCATCGCCTCATCCAGTTGCCCCGCCGACATCCGCACCTCACGTCCCCCCACCCGCACCGCCAGCGACCCCATGTCATACGCCTGCTCCCAGTCCACCGCATAACGCGCATACACCGGATGCTCCGTCTGACCCGCGATCACCGGCTGCAAATGTTGTCTCAGTGCATCCATCACGCCGCCCTCCTTTCAAACGGCACCACATTGTCAGCCTCAGGCATCACATCCAGCGGGCTGGTGATCGTCTCGGCAAACTTGGGCACGCAATGCAAATACACCTGCGTCGTCTCCACTGAGTTGTGGCCTAACAATTCCTGCACCTGTGTGATGCTGGCCCCATTCGCCAGCAGATTCGTGGCAAACGAATGCCGCAGCGTGTGTGCCGTCACTCGTTTCGTGATCCCACACTTGCGCACCGCCACCCGCAGCGCCTTCCCAAGCGTGTGTTCATGCACATGATGCCTTCTCACGATCTTGGTCCGTGGGTCAACCGACTCGCCACCCGCAGGCCACAACCAGAACCACGACCACTCACGCCCACCGTTCGGAAACTTCCGCTCCAGTCCATCCGGCAGATAAATCGGCATTCGGCTTTCCGCTCGGTCCCGATCATAAATCACCCGCACCCGCTCAATGTGTGCATGGAGCCGATGCACCACCGTTTGCGGCAGCACCGTGATGCGATCCTTGTCGCCCTTCCCGCCGCGCACCGTGATGAGTCGCGCATTCAAGTCCACATCCTTCACCCGCAGATTCAGCAGTTCCGAGATCCGCAGGCCCGACCCATACGCCACCTCAGACATCAGCCGGGTATTGGCCGGCATCGCATCCAGCAGCAGCCGCATCTCCGCCGGAGCCAACCACGTCGGCAGCCGTTGCGGCCTCTTCGCCCGCGCCCACTTGCCAATCTCCCCCAGCGGTTCCTTGATCACATCCCGATACAGAAACACCACCGCATTCAGCGCTTGGTTTTGAGTCGAAGCAGCCGAGCACGGAGCCAACTTTTCCAAGAACAACCGCACCCGTTCTTCGCGTGTCCGATCCGCACAAGTGCGGACATGCTCACCAAATCGCCGAATCCACCCCGCATACGTTTCCTCCGTGTGCCGAGACAGCCTCCGCATCCGGCAGACTAACCGAACCTGTTCATCTATTTCGTGTTTATTCATGGCTATGTAGAAATTGGGTGTGGATAATCACTGTTCGCTTGATGGAGTTCACGCCGTAGTTGTCCGCATCCAGCTCGGCAGCACCCGTTATCTACTCCAGCGCTGTAACCGGCGAAGTTCTCGGTAAGTTCCCACCAGCCCTCAGAGTGTGTGCAACATCGCTCGCAGGGTTTCCCGTGGTTATGATCATACATGTAATGACCTTTCCCGCCACAAAGCGAACAAGCGGATGATGCCAATTCGCTTTGGGGGCGTAGTTGTGGACACGCCCCGCTTCCGTGGTCCGTGTATTTAGCGCACATCGCGCACCATTTCTTATCGCTCATGGCATATCCTTTCCGTTGTGCAAAGAATCGACGCGCATCATGCATCGGAGGATTTCGGCGGCGACTTGCGGCACGATGGCGTTTCCCGCTCCTTTGGTGGCATCTCGCACCATCTGGACGGATAGCCCATCGCTCGCCCGTATGCTTCCCCTACATCCTGCCAGTTGTGTCCACGTTTCAGCAATTCCGTGGCAAGGCTTGGTGTGTGGCGCGACCGCGCCGAGAGATACGCCGTTGTCCGGCTGATGTCCTTCCCGTCCCTCGCGTTTGGCGTGGGCAATGATCCAGAGTCTGTCTCTGCGGTATCCGGCACCCACGGCACAAGCCGGAATAATGGTCGCCCCTGCGGAGTAGCCGAGGGACTCCAAGTCAGACAGAACTTCGTCGAGGCCCATCGTGACATGCCCAGCAACATTTTCACAGAGCACCATGCGGGGTCTTGCGTTCGCAATAATTCCGCGCATGACAGGCCAGAGGTGACGGTCATCCTCTTCGCCTCTTCTGAGGCCGGCCACACTGAAAGGCTGGCAAGGGTATCCGCCGGTAATAAGGTCAATTCGTCCATAGTTTTTAGGGTTGAGAGTTTTTACGTCGTCGTGGATTGGCACGCCTGGGAAGTTCTTGGCGAGGATTTGTCTCGCCCATGGGTCTATCTCGCAGAATGCCGCCGTTTTGATTCCGCCGACCATCTGAGCCGCAAGCGCGAAGCCGCCAATCCCACTGAACAAATCAAGATGCACAACAAGACGCTGCATGGAATGCCGAGGAGCATCCTGCGCGAGTTCGGGCGTTAATTGGTCGGCATCCATGAGCTTATGCGTTATGCCATCAAGCGTAGCCCCAGTATTGGTTGTCATGCTCGGTGCGGGTGTTGATGTCGTTGATGATGTCTTGGAGTGGATCGCCGCAGTCGGACACTGGCAGCGTTTCGCGGCCATCATACCGTTTGCCAGGAATCCCCGTTTCTTCTCTGATCTTGTCTCGTTCTTCGGTGGTCATAAGTGGCATAACAAGCCTGCTGCTGCCAACGGCTCGAAAGTATCTGTCATGTATTCGGTGCTGCTGTGCTCGCCGTCGGCAGAGCAGGGACGTTCGCCAATAGTCTTTCGCCTATCCATTGCGTGTAAGCCGGTGGGATGGCCTGAGCGAGTTCGCCTTGCCCCATCCAAGGCAGGCCCATTTCCTTTGCCGCATAGCGCACCCCTGAGAAGTGTCCCACGGGTTGCACGATGTCGCCTTCGCGGATTGGCCTTCCCATTTTCACGGGCGTCATTGGTGGGACTTCCGGTTGTGCCAGTGGGAAGCTGGTTTCAAAGTATCTCGGGCGATGCACCCTGATTCCAAAGGCCGAGCCGTTGAGGAAGATCGGGTTGCGGAGTGGTGCGCCAGGGACGTTCTCGATTATCCAAGGCTTTCCTGTGCGTTGCAGAGCCTCGCGGGTGGCTGCGATTAGATCGACGTATTCCCGACCTTCCTTGCGCCATTGCTTGCCCGCCTTCGTGTAGGCTTGGCACGGTGGCGACGCATGTATCACATCGTATTCATGGCCGTGTTCTGTGAGGTATTCGAGAGCATCGGCAAGAATGAACTTGTGCGGGTTCTTGGGCTGGGGGCGAATATCTACTCCAGTCACGTCGAAGCCGGCAAGTCGATAGCCTTCGCCCGCTCCCCCCGCGCAGCAATACAAGTCAAGAAGGCGAACAAGGCGGTGGACTGAACCACTACCCGCCGCAACGTCCATTGTGTTTTCGAGCATCTTCATGGCGGGTAGTGGTCAGTCACCTTGATCGTTCTGAGGAACTTCCTCGTTTGTGAAATGCGTCCATTCTCCCACTTGGCGCATTCGGCCCTTTGGGTATTTGCGGCCAAAGGCTTTCATGATCGCCAGCATGAACGGCAGCGGGCATGGGACACGGACAGCTATGATGTCCGTTGGCAGCGGGAGTGCAGCGGCCATGCCTCGCTCGTAGCCTTCTCGGTGTCCCTGCGCATAGCCCTTCGTCCAGTCCTCAGAACCAGCGGGTGCAGACAACCGCTCATCTTCGTGGTGTGTGTTTGCGTTCATTATTCGTTCGCGGTTGTCTGACCCTTGTCGTTCGCCTTACACAGTGAGATCACCGCAAGTTGCTCCATCTTCACGGAGTTCTGCGCACCATCAAAAACAGAGTCCCGAAGGAGGCAGGCTTTCGCCACAGAGAGCGCCGTGCGATTGGCTGGAGTGTCTTCGACTTGCACCACCATTCGCAGGAGGCATATCGGCAACGTCAAGGAAGCCGAACCAGCGGATGCAGGATCAACAGCCTCGCTGTCTGGTTTTTGAGTGTCGTTTTCTTCGGTCATGGTGCTAGGTTTTTGAGGGTTGATTGTGGTTATTCGGCTGTGCCTGATCCTTGACGTCCCCTTAATCCTCCCCACCCGGCGGCACTCCGCGCAGGTGGTTCGGCCTTCTTGCAGTGCCGCTTCCGGCAGCACCTCCGCGCAGCGCGTGCAGATCCCGCGCAGCTTCCGGTTTTCATACCAGCGTTTGAAGTGGCGCTTGTGATTCGCCGCCCGCACCAGCGGATTCATTTTAGGTCGTGGCATAAGATTTATAATGGAATGTCGTCCCCTTCCCCGCCGAACACCTCGCCCATCGATTCCTCACCCGTCGCGTTGCCCACGCCCGGCTTGTTCACCGGGGCCGGCATCGCCTTCCCTCCGCGGGCATCCCCGCAGAACTCAAACTGCTCCACCACCACCAGCGTCTTCGACCGCTGCTTGCCCGTCTCCTTGTCCATCCACTTATTCTGTGCCAGCCGCCCCTCCACCAGGATGGGCGATCCCTTCGTGAAATGCTGGGCGATCACTTCCGCTTGTCGGCTCCACGCCTGGCATTCCAGAAACACCACCTCCTCCTTCATCTCGTTCGTCTGCTGATCCTTCCACTTCCGGTTCACCGCAATGGAAAACTCACCCACCGCCGTTCCCTTCGGCGTGTAGCGCAGCTCCACGTCTCTGGTCAAATTGCCTTTCAGTATGGTTCTGTTCATCGTCGTATTTTTTGGTTGATTGTTCGTTAGTCTCCAAACACCTGCTTCATTTCCATGCTCGACTTACTCACATGCTTCGCTTCCTTCTGCGGCTTCACCGCTGACACATAACTCCCCATCTGGTGATCCAGCGGGTTGTTGCTGTTCAGGCTCGGCATCCGCGTCGAAAAGCGTGTGAACTCCTTCTCATAACGCACCTGCAATTCCGGCGTCGGGCCGCGGCGGTTCTTCCTCACAAACAGCATCGCCTTCTCCTCATAATCCTGCCGCGCAAACCCGCCCTCCTCCTCCTTGTATTTCACCCCGTCACTCCACAGCGCCGGGCTCCGCCTGCGCCTCGGCTCGATCTGATCCGCCCAGCCCTTCTGCTTGTCCTCATTCAGCCGGTGCCACTTCACATATTCATCCTCGCGATGAATGAAAATGCAGTGGTCCGCATACTGCTCGATCGCCGCCGATCCCGCCAAGTCTGCCAGCACCGGCGGCTTGCCCGGGTTCTTGTCCGTGTCCCGGTTCATCTGCACCAGCAGGAAGATCCCGATCTTGTGTTCCTTTTTCAAAAATTGCAGCGTCTCCATCACCTCCACCAGCCGCATCCGCTCATCCCCGCTCACCTTCGGGTCACTCGACTTCACCAGGTGCAGGTGATCCACCATGATCCAGCGGATCCCATGCCGCCGTTTCGCCAGTTGCACCTGCGCCCGCAGATCCGCCGTGCTCACCGCCGAGCTGGCACACACCAGCAGCGGCGATTGCGACAGCTTCTTGCTCTGCACCCCCAGCGCCTGGTAATCCTCACGCGCAAAGTGACCCGTGATCGCCTTGCTCGTGTCGATCCCCGCCCCACCCAGCACCAACCGAGTGTAAAGTTGGTTCGCGCTCATCTCGATGCTGAACACCAGCCCCGGCATCCCGCAATCCACCGCCAGGTGATTCGCGATCGTCCCCGCCATCGCCGTCTTCCCCATCGCTGGGCGACCCGCAATCACGCAGATTTCACCTTCCCCATCATCCACCCCGTGCAGCGTCATATCGATCTCATGGATCCCCGTCGTCAGGCCCAGCACCTTGCCGCGATTATCAATCGTCCGCTGCAAATGATCCGTCCAGTTCGCCACACCCTCTTTCGCCAAAATGGCCCCCTCGCGTGACTCACCCAAACTCGCCG